ACGTCGCGTTGTGTGCGCAGCGTAGCAGCAGTTCGTCCTTCTCTTTCGAGTTGGTCCCAAATTGATTGGAACGTTGAGATGGCGTTTGGGTATTTGTACATGCTAGCATAAGTAAAGCCAACACATTTAGCCATGAGTGTTTCGAGAGTAGGGTTTCCGCGTGGATGGAGGAGCATAGCGATTAGCTTCTCTTCGTTGCGTACTGGGTAGCCGTTTTCATTGACGTATCCTAGGACTTCGACTTGCTGAGGAGAGTTGTGGATCTCTATTTTCTCAGGTTTTGGTTCGGTGTCGAAATAATGACGTCCTTTCTCTGCGAATGCAGCTTGAAAAGCATCATGTTGGTCGGGTGGGATGTGAAAGACGAGTTTGGTCAGGGAGTCGTCTCCTTGCACTTTGACTGAAGTCTGTTTGTTGACTTCGAAGCCAAGGGAAGATAGTATTGTCAATATACGGGCGTGGTTGATCAAAGAATCGTCGCTCTGAGTCTGGAAAAGTCCAGAGTATACAAACCAGTAACCAGGATTCATGACATAGGTGGAACCGTCAGGAAGTACGATAGGCATAAGCCTTGTAGCTTCGACGATCCAGTCCCATGCGCGATGTAGGTGTACAGGGTCAGCAGTAGAGTGAGGATAGTGTTTGGTCGGGATGTATCCATTTTCGAAATCAAAATATGTCTCGTATGTAACGTAGCAGCGTCTTCGTTCTTCGTAATTGACACCAAGGTCGTAATTGGGCCAGTCGACGGTGACGAAAGTTTGCCAGTACAGTCGTGGGATAGTCATATCGATGTGTAGCTTAGCCATGCCTCCGAGGAGGGTTTCGAAGCCCCAAAGCATTGGGGTTTTGCCAGACTCTATCCAATAACGGAAGAGTGGCCAGAAACGTTGGGCTGAAGGTATCACATGGAGTTTTGAAACTCCGGCGATAACGCGCACTTTATCAGGGCGGTCTATCTTAGTGAGAGCAGGTTTCGTATGGATTGTTACTTGTGGAAAACGAGTGCCAAAAGATGTAATTTCATTGCGTTTCATGGAATGCATGTAAGAGCGGAGATGTGTGAATACGACATTTTTGAGATTGCCGAAGGACATTCGAGCGTCTTGAAGTTTGCCAGCTTGATTAGCGGCTTGAACTTGAGCGATGAGACTTTTGTTCGTTGAGAATGGAGCTTCAACGTTTGGGTGCCAGTTCCAGCGATAGTGGCGCATGTCAGCGAGGTGAATGGGCCGAAGTAGTTCGGGAGGGCGGAATCGTTCAGCAGTGATATGCCAAGCGAGGTTGAAGTGGTGATCGACGGGGACATTGTGTATAGGTTTGTCCGCTTTGGAAAGAGTTTCGATGATCGTGCCTAATGAAGCTTGAGGATGATGGTAGCCATAAATGACTTGGTTTGCAAATTTGCCAGGGTAGTTCTTGCGAATTGCAGCTTTGACAACATTCTGATACATCTGGTATCCGTGTGGATTCCGATGTGGGATTGGGCGTTCGAGAGATTGGCCGATGTATCTTAAGCAATATTTGAATTCATAGTGCGGTGAAGCATCTGTGGAAACGTGAGGCTCGAGATAGTCGAAGACAGTTGTAAATTCATGGTCGTAACCGGAATCGTAGATTGTCGATGCCATTGTGAGTAACGGGGTAGGGTGGTATTGTTTGTGCGTGATTTGCAGGCTTGTTGGTTCAAGAGTAGATTTAAAGAGTCAAGGATGAG